GGTCCCTCACTTATATAAAAGCCTGCTATCAGACGCAACCTCTGACAGCCAACCCCACAAAAAGCGCCAAACGTTACACAACCGTTACCAAGCCATGCATGACTATGCACGCCCAGCCGGCCAACCCCCACCCCACAACCCCCACAAATCCACACTGGGTTAGTACACATTTATACGCGCACGGGGATCAACAACCCCGGGTGCGGCGTAGGGGCCTAACGGCCCAACGCCACCGACATAAGGGCACCCTAACGAGGTGCTGAGCTGCGGCGATGGTGATTCCCGACGGAATCCACGGGCAGGGCGACACCCATACCCTGCACAACTGAGTTGCGCACAACTATATGGCCCGGGCCATCGTGCATGGCACGCTAGCTCCTCCGTTGTATGACGAATGTATGACGAATACGAGGATGTATGGTTATGCATGGTGTTGCATGGTTAAACGTTATGATGGCTTTGTAACGGTTTGGTAACATCGGCGGTTGGTTCGGCACATCCGCCATTCGTCGGTTAGCTTGTCTCCATGACTTCTTTCATTGTGACTGCGACGGCGACTCCGGTTGCCTTGGATCGGCTGTTCTCCGGTCGGTCGGACACGTATGACGGGCTGATCGCCCGTTACGGCCGTTACATGCCGGAGGCGAAGGCGGCGAACGTTGCGAAAGCACACGGTGCCACGCTCGCAGAGCTGAACTCGGAGCTGTGGTGGTCGGGTTGGACTCCGGCCGGTGTCGGCACGACGGTTCATGTTGGGTCGTTGTTGGCGGCACTCGGTTACTGAGGGGCGCGTCTCTCGCAGAGTGCGGAGTCTCTGCGAGGGGCGGACCGTTCAGGTTCCGTATCGAATCGATTGGGGAGTGATCATGGTTGGTGGCAGTGACCTTTACGTGTACGCGGTTCCGGGCCGGGAGGATGGTCTGCGGTTCGCGTTCCACACGTACGGCAACCCTCAGGTGATCGTGGCGATGTTCGCGGGTGCGGGTAATGCGCAGCGGTTCGCGGATGTGTTGCGCGCCGATGGTCTGGCCGTTCACGTGATGCCCTCAGCTCAGGGTACGATCCTGTGATGTACGCGGGCGATGAATGGGTCAGCGACGGAGAGTCCACGGACGATTTCCGCACCTATGGCGCTGCGGCGGTGACGGTGCCGGATACGTACGGCGCGCCGTTCATCGGGCAGTGTGACGGTTGCCCGGGGGAGGGGCCGACGACGGTGCGGCGGGTGTCGGGTGATTGGGGCACCTCGGTTGTGTGTGATTGGCACGCGTACGGGGAGTGAGGGGCGACGGTGCGGCATCGGTGGCCCGGTGCCTATCCGTGACCGTTCACAACCGAACGGCGGAAGTGGAAAGGGGTGGTGAGCTGACATGGCGGATATGTCGGGTGCCGAGTGGTCGCGGCCGGCTGAGGTGGTGAACGGCGTTAGCACGGTTTCTGTGATCGTCCGTTATCCGGACGGCCGGCAGATTCCTGTGGCCCTGCCGGCAGGGATGACGGCACGCGAGTATGCCGGCGCGATTGAGCGGCAGCTAGGTTACGTGATAGTAGGCGTCCGTATTCGCTGAGCTGATTCCGTCCGCACTAGATATGGCGTGGCTAGTGTGGCGCGGTGTCTACTCAGCCGAGTAGGCGTTACCTGTACCGATGAGGAAATGGGGATTTCCGATGACTGTTTCGACTCGTTCACGTATGACGGCGGAGGATCACGCAATGGCCGCTGAGAATCGGAAGGCTAAGGTTGACGCCGCGTTGGCGTCGCTTGAGTCCGCCGTAGCCGGCCTCGCCACGGATGAGGGGTGGCGACGCATGCTTGAGGTGGCGGCGACGTTCCACAACTACTCGCTCAACAATTCTCTGCTGATCATGGTGGAGTGTGATCGGCGCGGCATTGAGTACGGTCCGGCCGCTGGCTTTCACACGTGGAAGAAGCTTGGCCGGTCGGTGCGTAAGGGCGAGAAGGGCATTCCGATTCTTGCTCCGATCATGGCGAAGCGTGAGGTGATCGACCGGGAGTCGGGCAAGGTGGAGGAACGGCGGGTGCTGGTCGGTTTCCGTGTCGTCTATGTGTGGGTGGCTGCGCAGACGGACGGGGAGGAGCTGCCAGCGTTCGGCCCGGAGTTGTTGACGGGTGACGGTCCGGGCACGTTGCTAGAGGCGCTGGTGGCTATCACTGCCGACATGGGTTTCGCTCTTGAGTGGGGCGATTGCGGCACGGCGAACGGCTTTACGGACTTCGGTAAGCGGCTGGTCCGGGTGCGTGATGATGTGGCCGATGCGCAGAAATGTAAGACGCTGGCTCACGAGTTGGGCCACATTCTGTGTGGGCACGGGGAGAATACTGCCGAATATCACACGGACCGGGAGGCGCGCGGCCGGTGCGAGGTGGAGGCCGAGTCGGTGGCCTATCTGGTGATGCACTGGGCTGGTGCGGATTCGTCCTCTTACACGGTGCCTTATGTGGGTGTGTGGTCTGGTGGCGATGCTAAGAAGATCGCTGCGGCGGCTGACACGGTGCGTAAGGCGGGGCTAGAGCTGATCGGCAAGATTGCCCCGCTGGTCGATGATGAGTGGATCGCCGGCATCGAGCTTGGCACTGACTGACTGATCGGGACACGGGAGGGCACGGGCTCATCACCCCGTGCCTTGCCTGATCCACTCAGTCAATGCGTAAGCATTGGCAGACCACGGCTCCCGCCGTGTGTCAGTCAACGAAAGGGAATGGGGAGTCATGGCACACACTAAGGCGGACGTTGCGCGGATCCTGGTGGCGCTGAACGAGCAAGCGGGACGGTTGGGTATGTCGTGCGCCGGCAGCCTGGCCGTCGAGACGATGGGCGGAACGTACCTGTACCTGACTGATCGGTCCCGCATGGTGAACGGGCGCAACGGTCCGGGGGCACGGGTGCTGGACCTGGCGAAGGGCTGGCACGGTGCGTATGAGCGGCTGTTCACGCTGGCTGAGGATTGGCGCATCATCGAAATCGACTCGATGAATCGGGAGGGCTGAGGAATGGACGATCACCGGCTGACAGTTGAGACGGTGCTAGCTGAGTTGCGCCGGCTGGCTGAGGCGTGGATCACGGACGGTGGGTCGCCGGCTGAGGCGCGGCGCATGGCGTCGATGTTCTTTGTGTTGGACTCGCACCTATCGAACGGCGGCATGCCGCCTGAGGTGTGGCGGGAGGGGCCGGATGAGCCGGACCGTGAACCTTCGCCGGCAGATGAGGAGGGGTGGGATGCGCGGGAGGATTTCCTGCGGGGCGGTCACGACTGAGGGGTGAGTCTCACGCTCAGACGGTCTATCGTCTGAGCGTGGGGCTGACCGTTCAGCCGGAACGGTTGACAGGGAACACACAGGAAATGGGGAACGATGACGGACGTAATAGCTGAGCTGCGGCAGGCAATGTCGGAGTTCGATGGGGCTGGCCGGGTAGCTAAGCCGGCCGCTGCGCGTGAGGTGTTGGCGCTGGTGCGCCGGCTGCTGGCTGAGGTGGACGGCGTGCGCGCTGCGGGTGGGGCGCAGTTCCATGTTGACGTGGAACCTCTCGGCGGTCCGATCCCTGGTGTCAACGGCTCGCACCTGCCCGAGCGCGATGACGACTACACGGCTGCGGCGATGAACCGCACGCTGCCTGAGCTGGCCGAGTTCCATGAGTTCGCCGAGGGTCCGTGGGTTGGGTGCGGGGTGTGTGGCCGTGACCGCAAGAACCTGCGCCACCTTGAGAGGGCCTGAGCCGTGGCCCTGTTCCGTGTCCTCAACTACGGGCGGACACGGTACGTGGTGCATTGGGCCAAGGCTGGCAATGAGGAGCTGGCTAAGCGCCTGCCCGCTGAGGACGTGAACCCTGAGGACTGGTGGCACTGGCGCACCCTATGTGGCAGGGATCTGATCGGCCGCAATGTCGGGGAGGATTACCCGGTGGACTGCACCACCTGTCTCCGATCGGCGGACCGTATTGCGCGTGAGATAGCTCGTCTGTTCTAATCGACTCAACAACCCAAGCGAAATGGAGAACACATCATGGCAAGCAAGGTTCTGACCCTGTACGTGGACGACCTGACCGGCACGGAAATCCCCGAGGGGCAGGGTGGCCCGGTGACGTTCGCTCTGGACGGGCACGAGTACGAGATCGACCTGTCCACGGAGAACGCCGACAAGATGCGGGACGCGCTGAACAAGTACGTCGGTGCTGCGCGCCGGCTGACCCGGCACACCAGCTCGCGCCGTTCCTCGTCGGGCGGTGGCCGGTCGGAGTCCGACCGGGAGCGGGCGCGCACGATCCGCGAGTGGGCGGTGGAGCACGGGCACATGAAGCCCGAGTCTCGTGGCCGCATCCCGCACGCGATCGTGGAGATGTACGAGTCCCGCAACTCGGGGACGCAGACCACGATCCCGTCGCCGGCGAAGGCCACGGACGCTGAGCTGCTGACCAACGCCAACCACCCGGAGAACGTGGCGGCGCGGGTGGAGGCAGCGAAGGAGGCAGCGAAGGGGCAGCGCAATGCCTCCGAGCCGAAGAAGGCGGCTGCTGCCACCAAGGGTGGCGAGAAGGAGAAGGCGGACGCCTGACCTATTACAGTGCGGGTGGTCTAGGTCACTGACACACTGTAATCGTACGATCACGCACCAGAAAGGCCCGGTTCCTCCGACATGGGGGGCCGGGCCTTTCTGCATTTACGGGTATTGCAATGCGATTACCAATACTGTCCGGTCCGTTTGGCAGTTTCATACCACCTGATCGTTAAACCTCACCCGCTAATGTTCTTCCTGTGAGCGAGACGGACTGGATGCGAGACGCAATGTGTGTGGGCGTCGATGATCGGGAAGTATTCTTTCCGAGTACGGCGGGCAGTCCCACTTACAATGTGCCGCGCCTCGTCTGTGGCGAATGCCCGGTCAAGAGTGAATGCCTGGAATATGAGCTGGCTGCCATGCTTGATGATCCCGAGTATCGGTCGCACGGAATGTTCGGAGGCACCACGCCTCCTGAGCGGCGTCGCATCCTCGCCGGCCGGCGTCGGCTGGTGGCAGCATGACCGTGTTAGCAATCATCGGGCTAATCACGGTCGTCATACTGTGTGCTCTCGGCCTGCTCTATATCTTTGAGAGCACACTGTGAAGGACCGGCCGGCTTACCGTTCCTATTCACAACTAGATACTTGGATGACGTGCGGTGAGCAATTTAGATTGCAACGCCGTGTCGGCATTCAGGAGAAGCCAAGTGTTTGGCTTCCCGGTGGTACCGCTTTCCACAACACAACTGAATACATCGACCACGACAACCTATTGGATGGGTCGATTGAGCAGACGTGGTTGCGGGAGTGGAACCGTGCCCTTGATGACCAGCTCAGCAGACTAGACGGCGCAAAGGTTCAGGCTGATTGGCTTGAGCCCGCCAATTGGAGAGCTGCGAACAAGGGTAAAGAAACCCTGGAATGGTGGCGCAAAGCAGGGCTAGGATTCTGTGAGGAATACGCCAAGTGGCGTGACCAATCAGACCTGCAAATCTTTTGGGATGGGGACACCGCCTTGATTGAGGCGGAACTTATGCCAATCCTTAATGATGTGCCGGTGAAAATGTTTGCCGACCGCATCATGGTTGATAAGCACGGGCAGCTCTTGGTCGTTGATCTAAAGACCGGGAGTAAAGCCATTGAGTCGAGCCTGCAATTGGGCGTCTATAAAGTGGGCGTCGAGAAATTGCTGGGCGTGACAATCGAATGGGGCGCTTATTACATGGCCCGCAAGGGGGCGTTGGATAACCCGTTACCCCTGGGTCATTGGACGGAGGACCGCATTGGTTCGATGTTCGCCGCATTCGATAGGCAGGAACGGGCCGGTGAATACCTGCCCAACATCGGTTCGCACTGCAAATATATGTGCTCTTTCCGGGAGCATTGTGTCTACATGGGTGGCACTAAGCATAAGGATGATGAATGACAAGTAACATTCAGGTGTCGGGCAAGGACAGTGCCGGACGTATCTTCGTGATCGGCGGTGACACGTTCGACTCCTTCTGGCAGAACGCCGTCGATATCCTGGGCGACCAGGCACAGCGATTGGTCGAGGACTTTCAGCTCGTCGTGAACCCCGAGGCTGCGCCGGCCGTGGCGAATGCGGCACCGCTGCGCACGGGTACTCCGGTTCCCGCTCAGCCTGCCGGCTTTGCTGGTGGCGGTGGGTTCGCACCGCCCGGTGCGCCGACGTGCGACCACGGGGCGCGTGTCCGCCGCACGGGTACCAGCGGTAAGGGTCCGTGGGTTGGCTGGTTCTGTCCCACTCCGAAGGGCACGCCCGGTCAGTGCTCTCCGAAGTTCGGGGAGTAATCGTGGTGACGGAGTTTCCTGGCCCTCAGCTCAACACCTACACCAATGCCGAGCTTGACCAGCTCGCCGGCAGCATGCTTGCGGTCGGCACGTGGAATGGTGCGCTTGGCCTCATGCTTGACGTGACCTCCGACTGGTCGTCGTTCGACCTGTTTGAGTTCGTCAATCACCTGCCGGTCGAGCCGGCTGCCGACATTCTCGCCACGGTGCTGTTCGCTGCGGAAGAGGTGAAGGTGCGGCTTGAGGTGCTGATCCGGTCCGTGAACGCGGCCATTGATTCGGCTGCCGAGCGGGCGGCCGGGGCACTGGCGCACTAATGCTCACGCTGGGTCAGGCGGTGGCTCAGCAGGGCGTACAGGGGGCAGCTATACCCACCCCGTATTCGTCACTGACGAATCTCGGGTTCTCGCTGCGGCGGGGGCAGGCGTCGATGGTTGCGGCTGCCCCCGGAGTGGGCAAGAGCGCGCTCGCATTGGACATTGCAATGCGCTTGCACATGCGGTCCCTGTACATCAGTGCTGACACCGACAGTTTCACAATGGGAATGCGTGCGGCTGCGAAGATGAGCGGCCACCCGCAAGAACAGGTCGAGCGGGGCATGGCCGATGAGACTATCGCCCCGATGTATCACGAGCTGCTGTCAAAGCTCTGGAACGTGCGGTTCTCCTTCGATGCGCAATGCATGGAAGACGTGCGTGACGAGGTGTTCGCTTACGCAACAGCGCACGGACAGTTCCCGCCATTGTTGGTGGTGGATAACTTGGTGAACGTCACCGATGACGACGACGATTACCGGGCCATGCGTCAGGCAGTGCAGGATATGGACCGATTGGCCCATAACACCGGCGCACACGTAATGATCTTGCATCATGCTAATGGAAAATATGAGGACGGGGACATTCCCATTCCTCTCGGCGGGCTAGAGAACAAGGTCGGGAAGATCCCGGCTCAGGTTCTCACCCTCACCCGCACGCACAATTATATGGGTGTGCACATCGTTAAGAATCGCGCCGGCAAGGCAGACCCGAAGGCCGGGCTCGCTGCCCGGTTGCAGGTTGATCTAGCGACCATGACATTTCGGGATGCTAGTTAAACGGATAGTAACCTCCAATTAAGGGATGCGTTGTGAGCCGGTTTGCAAATATCACCCTCACTCCGGGTGATGTGGATTTCATCGAGGCAATCGTTGACTTCCTTGAGGAACTTCTTGAGCAGGTAGAGGACGAGGACGAATGACCCCCATCACTAAGACCCGGCTTTCCGTCAGTGACGTTATCCGAGGGGCACGGCTGGTGTGGAACACCAAGCGCGGCGACTTCACCCTCTCCGGTGTGCTGGCCGTGGCTCTGACTGCCGCTACTTCCCTGAGCGACAGCGAGGGTGCACTGCCTCTCGGCCTCACCCTTATTGCTGCGGTGCTGGTCAATGTCGGCCGGCTCATCGGCAAGGGAGCGTCCGTCATTCGGGACGGGCGCGATCTGGACGCCTACCTTGAGTCCGTGTTTGCCACTAAGGCGGCGTCGTGGTTCGACCCGACTGGTTGGGATGGACCCGAGGCGGTCACCGTGCAGAATCCCGAGACGGACTGACCGATGTGGATTGTTAAGACAATCCTCGCCGGCATCGGACTCGCTGTATTCATGCTGGGCATTGTGGTTGTCCTGCTGCCCGAGCTGGTGCAGCGGTGGCGGCGGTAGCCCGACCCACCTGTAAGGATTGTGCGGGGCTGGGATTGCCGCTCACGCGGAAGTCACCGTATCCCGGCCCCCGGTGTGCCACGCACCATCGGGAGCGCAAGAAACTTAATAGGAATACTGCGCACGCACGGCGATTGCAGACCGTGTACTCCATCACTGCCGACGAGTACGCGAGAATCCTTGCAGTGCAGGGGCATCGCTGCTTTATCTGCGAGCGGGCGACGGGAACATACAAGCGACTGTCCGTTGACCACGACCACGCCCAAGCTATTCGGGACGGGCACGAGGCCGACAAGGGTTGTCCTAATTGTGTCAGGGGTTTGTTGTGTTCGACCTGCAACAAGATGCTGGGTCACCTGAGGGACGACCCGTTGGCGTGGGAGAGGGGCGCGGATTACCTGCGCCATTGGCCCTCGCAACGGTGACCTGCCCGGAGTGCGAAGGGACCGGCGCTGCCTGGTGGTCGGAGGCGTTCGATGAGTTCGCCGGCCTCTGCCTCAGGTGCCTGGGTGTGGGAGAAATAGAGGTACAGCGTGGCCCGCAAAACCCGGATCACTAAGTTTCCTATCGAACCAATCCTTGACTACCTGGGGCAGATCATTCCCGGTGGCCGGCGCAGCGGCAGAGTGAAAGCCAAGTGCTCATTCCACGATGACAGTGTGGCCTCCGCCGTCATCGACTACCAGAACAACAGGTTCCGTTGCTTCGCTTGCGGGGAGACGGGCGATGCTATTGAGCTGCTGATGCGGCATGAAGGGATCACCTTTGCGGTTGCCGTCGAGCGAGCAGAGGAACTTACTGGACAAGCGCAGTCAGGCGTACGAGGCAAACAGTCGGGCAGCGGTGGACTATTTGATGACACGGGGCTTTACTGAGCCCCTTGCCACTACCGCCGTCGAGAACTTCCGGCTGGGTGTGGTCGATGACCACCCGCAGGATTACCTCATCGGCCGGCTGAGCATCCCGTATCTCACGATGAGCGGAATGCTGGGCATCAAGTATCGGTGCATGCGTAACCATGACTGCAAGAGCACCGGCTGCCCTAAGTATTTGCATGACGACGGCGAGGAACCCCGCTTGTTTAATGCGGGGGCCACCCTCACCAGCGCCCCATTCATATTCGTAACAGAGGGTGAGCTGGACTGCATTGCAGTGCAGACATTCACCGGCTACCCGGCTGTTGCTGTGCCGGGTGCGGATATGTGGGCCAAGCACAAGTATTGGGCGCGCACTCTCTCCCCTTTCCCGCTGGTCATTGTGCCGGCTGACGGGGATAAGGCGGGCAAGGCACTAGCCAAGCTCATCGCTCAGGACGTTCCGCAGGCACGGGTTGTTCACATGCCTACGGATATGGATGCGAACGAAGTTCTTTCCACCGAAGGTGCCGAGGGATTCCTCACACGTTGTGATCTTGATGAATGGATATTCGATGATTCGCAGGTTGATCCCGGGCTACACGCCGAAGCCGATGACCCACGAGGAACGGCTTAACAGTGTGGCCGCATTGCAGGGCTATGCGGTGGACGTGTTCACCACGGCTGCCAACGATCTTGAGGACGCGGCGGAACAGTTTGGGGTGCTGGCTCACGATGCCGACACCACGGCCGGTGAGCTTGCCCGTGTAGCCGGCACCGCCCGCCGCAGTGCGGCCGACGCCAAGCGGAAGGCCACCACCATTAAGGAGCTGTTCGCGTGACTCAGCTCAACCCGGTCATTGCCACCAAGAAGCCGACCACCATTCAGGCGTGGCGGTACACCGACGACACCAGTGCCGAGCTGATCGTGGATTGGATCGAATCGAACGGCGGATTCGCGGCGGTGCACCCGCACGAGCCGGTCATCGTTCTCGGTGACGGTATCGATTCGGTGAAGCGGGGGCAGTGGGTTATCCGCGACCAGTTTAACGACTTCTGGCCGCTGCCCGATGACGTGTACCACGCCGTCTATCTGTCCCCTATCCGCTGATGCTCACGCATTACGGTCTGCCCATCCTGTTCTGGCTGGACGACAAGGTGTGGAAGTTCAGTCAGTACCTTTCCCGTTGGGTTGTGGCACTGGACCCGGGCGAGGACGACTACTGATGACGGTTATCAATCGGAACCTGTACGCGACACAGGACATTGTGCCGAGGCGCGACCTTGAGGCCGGCTACCCGGACCGGATCATCCTAGCCATTCTCGATGAGCGGCTGGACGACCTGTTCCACTCGGCCAGGGATAAGAACGAGACGTTGGATTGGGCGACGCTGACCATCAGCACCCGGTTCGATGCACTGATCGACGGACTGCTCATCTCCTGCCGCGTGAATGCTCAGTGATGTACGAGTACATAGCGCACGTCCGCAGTGAATACGACGGCGACACCATCCGGGCAGACATTGACCTGGGGTTCGGTATCTGGACCGCCAACCAGTCGCTCCGTTTGTACGGCATCGACGCGCCCGAGCTGGGCGCGGCGGGTGGTAAGGAAGCGCGGGACTACCTGCGCAACATGCTGCCCATCGGGCAGACGATCACCATTCGCACACGGAAGGACGCCGACGACAAGTACGGCCGGCTACTCGCAACGCTGTGGGACAACGACCACGGCGACGTGTGGGGCGACAGTGTGAATGACCGACTGCTCAGCGCCGGCTTCGCCGTGCCCTACTTCGGGGGTAAGCGTGGAACGCCCGAGCTGGGATGAGTGGGGACTTGGACTTGCCCGAGCCGTCGCCACCCGAGCCGACTGCACCCGCCGACGAGTGGGCGCAGTGGTTCTTGACACGGGGCATCGGGTGGTTGCAACCGGATATAACGGCGCACCGCCCGGTGAACGGGGCTGCCTTGAGGGTGGCTGCCCTCGTGGCCTCCTGTCTTATCAGGAATGCCAGCCTTATAAGGGATACGAGAACTGCATTAGCAATCACGCCGAAGTGAATGCACTGCTGTACGCCGACCGATCGAAGGTCGAAGGCGGCACCTTGTATGTAACGGACCAGCCTTGCATTAGCTGTTGCAAGGTTATTGCCAATAGCGGTATCGCAATGGTGGTGTCTCCCGACCGGGAGGGTAAGCCACTCCGAATCTCAGCGAGGAAGCTTCCCCTTCTATGAGCAAGAAGAACAACCTTGAGCGCCGGCTTGCCGACTACGAGAAGACGGTAGCCGAGAACAAGAACAGCAAGCTTTCGTTTAAGAAGCCGGGAAGTCAGAAGAAGTGAAGCGGCTATTCGATGAAGAGGAACACGGGCGGATCAGTGCGTTTGTCACGAACCTCAACTTCCTTGTCTCGGCTCACGGCGTCATTCTGGATTCCGAGTCCCCAATCTTTGTTGCGATGGGCGGTGTACAAACTCCGTTCGCGCTCGTCCTGAACGATGACACCGCAGCTTACGAATTGTATGTGGATGTGCCCCTGTGACCCTGACAATTATTCTCCCCGACATTCACCTGCCGTACGAAGACAAGTACGCAATCGAGTCCGTGCTCAACATGGTGCAGGACGTGAAGCCGGACCGTGTTGTGCAGGTCGGTGACCTGCTCGATATGAAGGCACCCGCCCGCTGGTCGAAGGGCACCGCAGCCGAATACTGCAACAGCGTGCAGGAAGAGGCGGAGTCCGGTGTCCGGTTCTGGACGATGCTACGGCAGGCAGCCGGCGACGCCGAGCTGGTGTGGGTCACTGGTAACCATGAGGATCGGCTTAAGGCATACGTCAATAGCTACGCGCCGGCACTGCGGGACATTGTGCCGTCAACCGCCGAGCTGATGAAGCTGGATTCGTTTAATGTCAAGCACCCCAAGACGCAGCCGTGGGCAATCGCACCGGGTGTGTCCTGTATCCACGGAAAAATGCTCGCTCCCCACGCCGGATTCTCTGCCCGCAAGGAACTGCTGCGCCACAATCCTGACCGGGGAATCGTGCAGGGACACACGCACAGACTAGGCGTGATCTATGAGACGACGAATGTCACGCGCTTTGCTCTTGAGTCTGGTTGGCTGGGAGATATTCGTAGAGCTGGTTCTTACCTTGACTTCCCCGGTGTCGCTAACTGGCAGCAGGGCTTTGGCTTTCTTGAGGTCGAAGGTAAGCGCGTCACTCCGGGCGTTGTCCCCGTGTTCCCGAAGGGACGGTTCACCTTTCATGGCCGCAGCTACTAACCCGCTGCTCGATGACGTGTTCCTCGTGGATAAGCAGGCGCGCAGTGTCGCCACCCGCTATCCGCACATTGACCACGAGGACGTGGCGCAGGAGGTGTGGTGCTGGTGGTATGGGGCTGGCGCTGCCGGCGTCGCCAAGTACAAGGAGTTGATGCAGGACCGGGACGAGAAGATCGCAGCCGAGGCCAAGCGGAAGCTGACGCGTGCGATCACGAACGCGGCAGTGAATTACTGTGAGCGTGAGCGCAAGGCGAACCTGGGCTATGATTGGCGGGATGACTACAACTACTCCCGACCCGAAGTCGCCCGCCTGCTCCCTCTTGCGCTCGATCCCGCCACGATTCCCGGTCTGTCCGGTGGCGGGTTGCACGACGGACCTAGCGCAAAAGCCGACCCTGCCTACGGTGGCGGAATGCTTGCTTCGATTGTGGACGTACGAACGGCTTACGGAAAGCTGAGTGCCGACGACCAAGAATACGTGAAGCTGTGCATCGCACTGGACTCCAAGTGGGATGCCGTCGGTATTCACCTGGGCATTCAGGCTAACAGCGCGTACGCGAAGTACATGCGAATCCTTGACCGCATTGTCACCCGGCACCTTGGGCGGGTGACTGATGACGCAGCCTGACCCGGTGAATCATCCGACCCATTACGCCGAAGGCTGGTCGAATGGTGCCGAGGTCATCGACATTACGGAGCACATGAACTTCTGCCGTGGCAACGCCGTCAAGTACCTGGCCCGTGCCGGCGTCAAGAGCAAGACCACCGAGCTTGAGGACTTGCGCAAGGCCGCGTGGTACGTGCAGCGCGAGATTGAGCGGCTAGTCTCCACACCCTAAACATGCAGGTCACACCCCCCGTGGTGACAGCAAGCCCCCATGCCGCTACGGTGTGGGGGTTCTGTCGTCTACGCACACAGGAGCACCGTGCCTCCCGCAGAATCCGATTGGCCCGGAGCTGAGCTACAGCCCGAGTACCGGAACGTGTGCCGGCTACTGGTCCGCGACCAGGGGTGGCGGTACAAGCGAGGCCACAACCACCCGGTTCTAGTTCCGCCCGACCGCGAGGCGTCGCAGGTGGTCGTCCCCTCCACCCCGAGCGAGTACCGAGGCTGGCAGAACTGGCTATCTGACCTGCGCAAACGGGGTGCTGACCTGTCCCCCGCCTCCCCTGTGCGCAAGCAAACTGTCGTACCCTTTTCCCACGCTGAGCCCGTGGTCACGGTCGCGGATGCGTTCAGCACTGGTCAGAGCAAGCGGGAATGGTGGGCGTCCATCGGAGGCGAGGACTGGTGGCGCTACCGATACGGCGATGAGGAAGTGCCGAAGCCTGAGCCGAAGCCCGACCCTCAGTTGGTCACGGTGCAGCGCATGCTTGCGAAGCTCAAGCCGAAACGGCCGGCTATCGACATGGATTGCAAGTCACGCAATCCTGCATTCTCCCTGCGCGATGTGCGTCGAATGGTCCGCGAGGGCTATTCACTGTCGCAGGTTGTGGAGCGCACTGGTTGGGGTGCGTTCTGGATCGCAGACATGGTGGGGCCGGACGGCTACTACCGCGACGAGATGGAAATGGGGACTGGATGAACGACGGACCTGAGGTCAAGGAATGGGACGACGAATGGATGGTGCGGCGGGGTACGCACATCGTTCTCGTCACCCCCGAGTTGGCCGACAAGTGGCTGACCGATCGGAACCCGAACAACCGCAAACTGTCCAAGGCGGCGGTTGACCGTTGGGTTATCGAAATGAAGGCGGGCCGGTGGGATCCCGACGCGTCCGACATTAAGTTTGCCCGCACTGGTGATTTGATCGACGGGCAGCACCGCCTCAAGGCGTGCGTGCAGGCCGGCGTGCCGTTCGCCACCACCATTAAGACCGGCCTGTCGTTGGACACGAAGCGCCGTGTCGATGTGGGTTTGCGCCGCAACACGTCGCACACCTTCCAGATGGAAGGCATTTACGAGGCGAACAATGTGGCTGCCGCTATCAATCTGCGGTTGCGGTATGAGGCTGCCGAGGCACGCGGCCTCAAGCATGATGCGTCGCCGTCTATGCGCCGTGACGTGGTGGCCCTCTCCCCCGACGCTGCCTTGGAATACTTGGGCAAGCACCCGGAACACACTAAGACTGCGCCGGTTGCTGGTCAGATGCACAAGACGGGGCCGGGTATTTCTAAGAGCGTGTGGTTTGCGTTCATGGCTATGGCCGCTGCGCAGGAAGAACGGGATGCGTTCACGTTCGCTAACGAGGTGTTGGGCGGGGAGATGCGGCCGGGTTCCCCGGTCATGGCGTTGTACCGCTATCTCGCTGCGATTGCTGCCCGGCCTAAGACGGGCAAGCTGGTTCAGGAACGCAACGCGTCGGACAAGAGCCTCACTGTCCTGTTGACGGTGTGGAATGCCTGGCGCATGGATGAGACGCTTGACCGTGTGGTGGTGCACGACCACGACCCGTTCATCCCCATCGTCTGATGAGCGACAACGTGGGCCTCACCGGCATGGAGTGGAAGGCGACCGTGAAAGCGCACAAGCTGCCTGGCGAGGGGCGGGGTTATGCATTCTTCCATCAGCCGAAGGCGACCCCCTACGGGGGGGCGTCGGATTGGGCGAAGCTGTGTGTGATCCGCGAGCGAGCGCGGGGACGCCAGGTGATCGAGGTCTACCTAAGCCCCGAGGCGTAGACCCGCACTGGAAAAGAGGCCCGTCCCCCGTGGTGGGGGGCGGGCCTCTCTGCTACCGTGCGCCGTATGAAGGTGTCAGAAGCTATTGCACTGTACCTGAGTGAGCGTGAGCCCGAGGTCAGTGCCCTCACCTACCGCAACATCAAGCAGACGTTGGGCCGGCTAGCAGACCAGTACGGCGGCGTCGAGCTGCCCGAGCTGACCGCCGCCATGCTGCGGCACTGGCGGAACGGACTCAAGGTGTCCCCGTCGTCGGCGGAGAAGTACCTAGACCGGGTGCGTGCCTTCCTCAATTACGCACGGCGGGAAGGGTGGATGGAACGCACGCCCACCGTCAGCCGGCTACACGATCCCGCGCGTCGGCAACTACGCCTTGACTTGGACCAGATTAAGGCGCTGCCCGATCAGGCTAAGAACAAGCGTGACCGTGCCGCTATCGCCGTCGCTATCGAATGGCTGCTGCGCGGTTCGGAGATTGCCTATCTGCGGGTGGGGCACCTGCGAAGGCAGGACGGCTATGCCGATGTGCGGGTGATGAAGACGGAAGGCGAGTTCGCGTGGGATGAAATGCCAATCACGGATGATCTTGAGCTTGAGCTTGCGAACTATCTGCACGCCTATGCGGCGAACATCGGTCGGCCCCTCGCCCCCGAGGATTACCTGTTCCCGTCGCTGACGTACCGCATCACCGAGGGCGGGCGTCAGTTGCTCCTGCACCCGGACAAGCCGATGAGCCACCCGTACCTCATTGTGCACCGTGCCCTTGACGCTCTCGGGGTGGCAGTGGAAATGCGCAGAGGCTTCCACACCATTCGGCGCAGCATGGCACGCCTGCGCTATGACGCACTCGTGGCTGCCGGCGAGGAAGACCCGGTGGGCGTGGTCGCCGCGCTCCTGCACCACCAGTCGCGTCGCACCACGGAGCTGTACTTGGGCGTGCAGGGGGATCGTGACCGGCGTAACAAGATCATGCGTAGCAATGTGTGGGTGTCGCCGTTGGCTACGGCAACTAGTGCCGAAACGGAACGGTTCGGTTTGGCAACGGTCATCCGGTTGCGGCCTTGACCGACCCGTATCCGTCCGATTACGTTGAGTCAGTAGGAAATGAGGAAGTTACATGACCGCAACATCTATCCCGTCCGTCCGCGAATGGGCGCGCACCAACGGCTACACCATTGCGGACAGGGGGCGCATAGCCCCCGAGATTCACAGCGCCTACCGAGCGGCACACCCGGAACTAGTACAGGACCGGCCTAGCAATTCCGCCACCTGCCACAAGTGCAAGCGGGTATGGACGGCGGCACGCGAATGCCACTGCCCTATCTGCCACCGGCAGTTCTCCACCGTCCGCTGGTTCGATGACCACCGGAAAGGAATGGGGCCACGCGACTGCATCGACCCGGCCACCATTCCAACCAGCGCCAAGGACAACACGCCCAAGTACAAGGTCGTTGAGTCCGCATGGGGTGAGCTGATCGTGCTCGCCACCGAACGACCCGAGTCGTTCGACGCCGAACTGTTCTAGGGGGAACAATGCAGCTCACGCAGCACCAGCTCGTCACCGCCGCACACGACCTGCGCAACGCCGCAATGGTCATCAAACACGCCGGCCACTTTCAGGGTTCGCTCGTTGACTACGCCAGCGGATCGGTGTGCGCCGTGGGCGCTATCGAACTCGCCACCTACAAGACACTGGTCACCCGCACCTTCTCCATGAGTCCGAGCGCAGGATTCATGGGCCTGTCGTTGCACCACGACGACCCCGGCCTGTTCCGCTGCGAAGCTGCCATTACCGTCCTCGCAGATATGATCCCCACGGGCCTGTGCTCCTCGTGCGACCCCGAGGCGTCCTGCGAATGCGGGTGCAAGAACACGCGGGAAATGGAACCGTTTGATCTTGTCACCCACTACAACGACCAGCATTGCACCGGAGATAAGGTCGCTATCAACATGATGCGGCTCGCAGCCGACAAGGCCGAGGCCACCGCCGACAGCCGGCGTCAGGCCCTTGAGGATTTCCGCGTGTCCGAACTGGTGGGCGTGTGAACGTCGCGGAGATTCAGGCAGCAACCCGGGGCAAACCCTTTTGGGTTGTGCGGTCCCACCTGAACGGCGGCTACACCGCCATTCCCGCAAGCATCGGGACCGACATTCCCGAGCCGGTCATCACCGACCCCTCCTACCCGTCGCCGTGGGCGGCACTGGAATCCATCGCCCACGCCAACCGGGACAAGGTATTCATGATCCACGCCGAGTGCGAGGGGGCATGGCTGATCGGGGATCTGAACGACATTGCGGAGGGGAAGCACAGGGCGTGAACCCTGCCGTCGAACAAGCGGTAGCCGCAGCAATCCCGCACACCGGGTACTGTCTCACCCGCAGAGGCGGGCTGTGCGACTGCACTGCGAATGCCAGAAGGAACGTTCTGCTCGCCAAGCTCTCCAACCAAGGGGGATACGTTTATGGCAGTCGAGGTCACAGCCAACATCGCGTATGACGACTACCTTGAGGCAGTCATCATCAATCAGGTTAAGTACATGAACTGGCGGTTGGGGCAGACCGCCTTTAACACGCTCGCGCAACTGCGCCCCGACCTGGCCGAGACGATTCGCGGCACCGAGGCTGACCCGTTCTACGCCGACAATCTTCCTGCCGGCTACCAGAGGGTTGCCAACTTCCTCGCTTATGTCCGCGAGGAATGGTGACCAATACCGTTCCCGACCACAAGTACACGCTGCGCCAGTTCCTCATCATGCGCTCACTCAACCGTGGGGCCACCTGGCCCGTCGCTATCGAGGCCGTCAGCTCGTGCCTCATTGCCAACCCGGATTGGGACGGTGAAGAGGAGAACACGTACATGCAATGGGAGGACAAGCGGCTGTGATCACACTTGCCGTCGCCTGCTTTCTGGTGGGCACCCTGCTTACCGTAGTGTTCGGCCCGTCGCTACTGTGCCTCAAGTACCCACACAAGTTCGGGCCGTGGTACCTCGTGTCCATCAAGTACGAACAGCGGACATGTCGGCGCTGCCTCACGGCCCAATATCGGAAGGACTGGTTTTGGCACAAGATCACCAGCGCAGCCGAGCCAAGTACGTCACTCATTGCAATGACTGCGGACGAACGGTTCCCGTTGCAAAGAACTGGGACAACAGGGGCGACGTCGCGTACAACGACTGGCGAGCAATGGTGCATGCCCGCACCCCCGGTGATCGCGGGCGGCAGGCACGTTGTCTTGGATCACGAGTGACCGTGCACCCCAACAACGTGTTCCCCACCGAGCGTGGCCTTGCTGCTACACTGGCCGAGTCCGGTTCCTGACACCACCTCCGCCGGACCTTGCATCGACGGTGGGTATGGTTTCCCCATTTCCTGACCCACCGGAAATGCAAAAAGCGCCCCTCCGGGCCAGGGAGTTTAATCCCAGGTACCCGGAGGGGCGTCTTACTATTTACAGTGCGAAGATACGGCTATGCCACCAAAACCTTAGTAATAAGCGTGCCGTCTATCGGGCACGGGCCCTCAGCAAAGATGCGCCCCGTCTCCGACACGCGGAGGGTGCCGTAGAACGTGCGCTTAGCCTTGCACTTAGAGCAGATGCCCGAGTAGTAGCCGTCCTCATAGACCGGGGTCGTCAAGGTCAATTCCCTTCTCGCGCTTAAGCCAAGCCACACCGAAACCGATGAGCGCGGTGATAGCTGACGCGACCGTGGGCTCAACGTCCACACCGAAGTAAGCCAGCACTGCGATAAGTAGGATTGAGATAGCGCCGGCGATACCACCGGCAGCTACCTTAGGAGTGGGAGTCATAGGCCCTCAATTCCAATGCGCAACAGCTCAGGCGGATAGCCTGGCGGGGGCGGAGGATTCCCTTGCTCGATGTGTGAGCGAAGAGAGTTAATGTAGTCGTCCTTATATCGGGCCTGCAATAGCAGGCCGTCAACCTTCACGGCGATACGCGTCAGCTTCTCCTTGATTTCGTTGCGTTCCTCCTGCAACTGGTCAATGAGTTTGTCGTTAGCCCCGAGGATTGCCGTCTGATAATCCCGCTTGTCCTTGACCCAAACGGTGATCAGGCCAGCTACCGCCGCGATGAGCGCGGCCACCAGAGTTGCAACCCCCGTGATAATCACTGTGGCGGTCACGTGCTCGTACGGAACACGAGGTTTGCGTAGCCTCCGAGTCCGTAAGCCTTGCCGGCTGTCGGATTCGACATTTGCGTAAACTCGATCCGCTCGACAGTGCAACGAGTGGCGTCCACACCAAGCACCGGGCATTGGACCGTTACTTCGTCACCGGATGATTCGATAGCCTCAAGGGCCGTCATTAGTTGCTTGGCGCGGCCCGGATACCCAATGTCCCGCTGATGCCTATTCTTTTCCCGGTCGAACAATGCGACCGGCAGGGCGAACAGGCGCGTGCGCGGCTGAGCCGGCAACGCCATAACCTGATAAGAGGTGAGCTTGCCCGTGCCGGTCAGGGTGAACGTGAGTTGCACCCATTCCACCGGGCCGTTGATGAGCCCGAACCGCTGAGAGTCAGCGGCGGTGGACGCGGCGAACGCTGCCCGCGTCTCCCCCGAGCTGGTTACCGCTGTGACGGAAACCGTGCCCGTGCCCTCCGTGCGGACCCGGCCGTACTTGATGTTCTTGGGTTCGACGGTGCCGAACCGCAGCCGGCCCGTGCGCAGCCACGAGTCCCGAGCGCCGTACGTGGTGGCCTCGCGCACCACCCCGTAGCCCTGCACTGCAAAGGCTAGGCGTCCATCGGAGTCCACGGTGAGGGTGTTGACCTGGCCGGTGACCAGCGGGGACGGAGAACGCAAATCAGGTGCCCACGCGTAGACCGGGCCTTCCGCCGTGGCCGTTCCCAGGTCGAGGCGCAACAGCGAAGTCTCACCCTCAACTTGAGCCCCCGCGTACAGGAAGTTCCCGCGCCCAGTAATTGCAGTGACAGCACCCACGTTGGTCAGCGTGTTCACCGACAACGGACCCAGGTCGAACGTGCCGTAGAACGCGGCGAACTGACCAACCCTCAAGCCGGCTGACGTGCCGATCGCAAGCTTCGACCCGACGTAGAGATACAGGCAGTTCACTATCTCGCCCACCGGAAGCTGACAAAACATCTGGCCCGGCGTCAGCACCGGAGCGCCAGTGCCCGAGTCGTTCAGGCTGAACGCGTAGATCGCTGAGTTCAGCCCGTTGGCACCCGCCGCGAGGATCGCGGTCGGCGCATCCGACCAAGCCGTCCAGCGCCACCCCGAGGACGGGTGCGTGTAGAGCACGGTGGGCAGCGCCGGCCCCGGCCCGGCCAGCTCGTAAACCTTGTTGTCGATCCCGGCCATGAGCCGCTGCTTGACCCACCCCAGGGTTACGTCACTAGACGAAACGAAATCCCATATCGCAGCGCCGGCCGCGCTGTTATCAATCGGCCCCTTAAACACATGCCCGTCGCTCGTGGCAACGTAGTAGTGCGAGCCGTCGATGACCATGCTCTTGATCGAGCCGGCCATTCCGGTGACCGTGTAGGTGATCGTGTCGTTCGCAACCTTGCGACGCGCCTTCACTGTATTGGCGTAGCCGTACACAAGGTACGACTCCGAGCCCACCGTCGTTGCGTACGCCCACGTCTTTCCACTGGTGGCTGCCATGAGGGTTGTGTCAGGCAGGGGCTTAATCTCCCCCGCCGTCCACACGTCCATGCCCCGCGAGTCCTCGTAGCGAATGCGGTTCGTGCCCTCGTCCTGCGTGGTGTCCAGATACTTGATGCCAGCCCCGCCGTGAAAGCTCATTTGCGAACGGAGCCACCAGTCGGAAAGGGACTGCTCCCCCGCTTCCGGCTGCTGGTCAACCTGCTGCTTCCGCCACTCCGCCGTCTCGCGGCGGTACGGCTGGTCCTTCGTGATGTGCAGGTTCAGCGCTAGCCCGCCCACGAACACGTCGAACTCGGGATCGAGCTTGCCCGAAGCGCCGACTTCACCGCCGCCGAGCGGGATCGGGAGGTCACCGCCAACGGGATCAGAAAGTGGAACGGTGACCATCCCTCACTCCTTAAATGCCTAGAGCCTTAAGTGTCTTCCGGCCGACAATGCCGTCAACCTCAAGCTTGCTGCGCTTCTGGAACTCGCGGATCACCGCGCCCGTGCGCTCACCGAAGATGCCGTCAACGTTCAGCTTGGAATACAGCGGGAACCGGGTATTGAGGATTCGCTGCAAGTCGGACACATCCTCGCCCTGGTTGCCGATGGACAACATGCGGGAACCGAGCGGCACCCGCTGCCACGTGAAATCAGGGTCCGGCGTCTTGGGCGGCTTAGGCAGACCGGCCTTGATCTTGGCCGCAGTCTCGGCTAGCTGCTCAAGGGTCACACCCTCCGCTATCTCAAAGTGCATTTCGTCCGGGGTGCCGTTGCCCCAGGCGTCGCCACCCCAATACACGAGGGCATCAACCTCAGCGAGAATGTTGCGAATCTCCGCGACCTGCGCGGCAGTGAACGTGCCCCGCTTACCATTGGGATGCCTGGTCGCATTCCAGTCGAATGCGGTGGCCGAACTGTGGCAGGAAAGTAGCGCCGCACTGTTCTTCGACGGGCGGTACGAATAGCCCCACTCGTCGCCCTGCGGATACAGGTCGCCGTCCTCAACGCGGGCGTCGAGCTGACCGGCCACATAGAACAGGACGGTGGCAACGTCGCCGGCGCGCACACCCGGTGCGAGCTTCGCGCCACTACCGGGAACGTAAGAGTTATCGAGCCCGCCGAAGTCGGCGGGATTCGGGCTGGCCTTAAAGCCGTTGTATGATGCAGTCATAATTCCTCTTAGTTGACCGGGAAGGAGCCGGCGGCGACAATGCCACTAGCGCCGGTTGACGCAACGGTCGCCAGCACGCCGCCAGTCGCCAGCGTCAATTCGGTGGACACCCCGGAATAGGACGAGGGGAAGGCGAGCTGCGCCGTGGGGCGCGCACCAACGGGGAACGTGACCACGTTCACCGCCGCACCAATCGTGCCGCCGTACGCCAGGTACACCGACCAGTAACAGATGCCGCCCTTCACCCGATAGCGGGCGTGACCGGATGCGCCCACCGAGAATCCGGCAGCCGGCGTCAGCGAAAGCCAACCGCCGTCCGTTTCCAGCGTGGTCACCCGAGTACCAATGGCGTCCACGTAATCCTTGCGGGTCGCATGATTGACCGCCGTGGGCGCGTCCGTCAGGACAACAGTGTCAATGGCCGTGTTGCCGCTCGCATCGCGCTTGACCAGCGTCGAGTTAGACGCACCGGACGTAGCCGCCGTCAGCGTGGCCTCAGCGGCGATAAGGCGGGTGTCGATTGCATCCACGTAAGACTTACGCGTCGGAGAGCTGGCAGCCGACTGCACCGGAATGGTGACCGCACCCGTAAACGTCGAAGTACCAGTGACAGCCAGGTTGCCGTCAAGCTGAGTGTTGCCGTCCACCTCCGCAGTACCCGTGGAATGCACACCGAGGAAGGTGGCCGCACCCGTCGAGGCGATGACCGCAACATCGTCGCCGGCCGGGTCCATGCCCCGAAACAGGTTGCGAGCCTGTGCGCCGTCAGGCACCCACGCCACAATGGCGTCGCCGGCAGTCACATCGGCTTCCACCACGGGCGACACCAGAGTCTTATCGAGAAGGGTCTGTGGGGCCTCGTCGCCCACCAGCCCACCGACAATGCCGTGCACGTTCGCCGTCGCATTCACATGCGCGTTGGCCTCCGAGAAGTCCAACGCAACAGCGGTGTGCTCAACGGTGCCGCCAGCCAAGTGCGTAGTCGCCGCAGTGCCGTTGTATCCACGGGTGACCGTCAGGTTGCCGCTGTTGACAGCGGTGACAAGGACAATCTCTTCCGTCGCCGTGCCGCGCTCAATGGTTGCAGTGAACGGGACAGCCGGGTAATTGGCGAACCCGGACACCCCGACAATGGTGGCACTAGGGGAGGCCGGCGCGGTCAACGCGCCCGCCGTCGTCGTGTTACTAAAGTTTCGTGTGGTCATTAGATAGTCCGCATCACTCGTAGCGGGTACTCCTGGCGGAGCCGCTGTGCCTCAGCCTTAAGGCGGGCCTCGTACATCTGCATGTAGAAACGGGCGGTAGCCGGCCCCGAGCCAGAAGGCAGGAGAACGGCGCGCTCGCTGGCCTCAACCGAAGTGAGCTGCTGACGGGCCAGGTCGTTAGTGGTGACCAGCCGGGGAATAGAGCCGAGCGACACAATGTCGATGCACGACTCGGGCAGGCCGCAGGCCGTGAACGCCTGCGCTTCACTGGTAAAGGCGGTCGGATTAGCGGCCACCGTGTACCGCACCTCGCACGAATAGGCGTCGATGCCGCGATCCCCGATGTGCAGAGTGGGCAGCCCGGAGTCCCGCTTGATGTGCGCCGACCGGATCGGCGTCCAGTCGTATTGCGACGAGGAGAACGGCCGGTACTCGGCCGCGATCAGGTTGCGGGTCGTGGTCGGCAGCGCGTACTCCCACACCAGAGGCGTCGTCGTGAACGTTCCCCGCTGCACTGCAAAGAGTGGCGGGCACAAACCGGCCACCACCTGATTGATGACCTGCGCGATACGGTTACGCGGGTACCTGGGATTAACAGTGACCCTAGAGCCGGAGGCGTGCACGGCCGGCGTCGTGCCCTGCTGCCCGCGACCCCACGCCGGGACCGTGGCAATACCGGTGTCCGCGTCGAACGACTGCACATGGATCAGTTCGCCGTCCAGCTCAAGCAAGCCCTGCGGCTGCGCCTGCTCCGGCAACGTCAACTTGATTTCCAGGGCGTTCGCCTGCACCAGACCATCGGTCGTCGCATACATGGGCTGATCCACATAGAAGCCCTGCAACTGGTTGCCGATGTAATCAATCAGCGACCCCAGTGTTTCAGCCACGGAACGCCGTCCCGTCCTCCTGCGAAATGCGGACCGCCCGATCAATAGACGGACGGTCAATACCGGACGGCTGAATGCCCTGCGCCTTCGCGTCCGCATACGCCTGTAGGTCGCCGTCCCACTTCTTCGCCGTGCCCGTGCCACCGGGATCAATGATGTGCAGGGCCTTACCCCGCACGCACTCACCCCAAGTGGAATGATCACGCGTCAGGCAGCCGCTAGTACAATTCATTTCGGGAACTCCAAAGATAATCAAGGCATGACTAAGCGGCCTCTCAGGGCGAGAGGGTCAGGCAGTGTGCGAGAAGTCGTCCCAGGCCCCGCCAGCGTCGGCGACGCGCAGGCCGTGCTTGGTGGCGGTGGTGTTGATCGCCTGTGTGCCGGTGTAGACCTGCGTTCCGTTGACCTTGACGGTGACGGTGGACCCGGCCAGGACGACCTGCACGACGTCGCCGTTGGCGGCAGCGGCGAGCCCGCCCGCCAGGACCGCGTAGCCGCTGTTCTGGCGGATCAGGGTCCAGGTGCCGCCGTTGACCCACAGCATGATGAAGTTGGTCGCGCTGACCGCGCGGAACACCAGGCCGCCGTCGCCGCCGAGGTAGGTGGCGCTGAGGGTGCCGTCCGCGTGCCCGTCGTCAATCAACAGCAGGCCCTCCCCGCCAGCGGTCGCCCCGGCGAGGTGGCTACCCGATGTTGCCCAGGTGACCGTGCCGCTCATGGCGGTCGGGGTCCACGCGAAGCCACCAGTCGGCGTGGAGCCCACGGGACCGTCTACGCGGTTAAAGTTGTCGGCCGCATAGGCGGTCGGTGCAGTGATGCCGAGGTTCAGCCCCTCGCGGTATGGCGCAGCAGCGAGCGCCTTGAGGCAGGATGCGGCGATGTGCGCCTGCCCCCGGTCGTTGGGGTGCTGCCCGTCCGGGCAGGTCATGGTGGCCGCGTTCCAGCCGTCCGCGATCGGGTCAGCGACGACGATCGGCGCACCGGGGTATTCCGCGATCACATCCATCAGGTAGCCGTTAAACGCGGCCACGGTGGCGTCGTTGTAGGTGCCGCCGCCGTAGCGGGCATACCCGACCGACGTGCAAGTGGTGTCCTTGATGATTAGCACGGTCGGCGGGAACTCGACCCCACTGAACAGGTGGTTGAGGAAGGCGCGAACCTGCGTCTTAAAAGCCGCCTGCGTCTGGCCGTTGCCGGCGCTGTTCTGATTGCCGAGCAGGCTCACCAGTCCGTAGGTGCCAGGCGTCCACGAGCCGTTTAGGTCGGTAACGATCGCGTCCATCGACGCACCGGAGATGGTGCGGTTGGCGTACAGCGCCGAGTCGGCGTGCAGCAGGTCGCGCAGCCGGGCGGGGTAGAGGCTGCCCGCCCAGGCGTTCGCCGGGGCCTGTACCTGGCCGAAGGAGTGCCCGTAGGCGTAGTAGCGGACGCCATGAAACTGGGGCGCGAACGGCACAAAGGCCGCCTTCAGTGCGGCGTCGGACAGCCGGCCGGCAATCTCGTCGGCCGCGTTACCAATACCTGTCTCCATATGAGCCAGGCGGGCAGCCGACAGGGGAGTGCCCCCCGACTCCCCATCAACCCATGACTGCCTGTCGTAACTCACGCATACTCCAAAGAAGGCTCATAGCCGGCAGCCGTCAGATCAGCGGCAGTCTGCTCATCGATAGTGCAATCAGTTCCGCCCCGCAAAAGCAGGTCGGCCGTAGATTCCTGCTCCCACGTCGGGAACTCGGCCTCCACCCATTCGCCGGCGATGCGCATAACTGTGATGCCGTACTGCAATGCGCCGCGCAGCGCACCCGAAATGATGTGCTCACGAACAACGAACGGCGGGGCGAACTTGTAGACGATGTGATAAATGGATCCGAGAAAGAGGTTGTCGCCGGGCCACAAAAGATTCGACGGGAACAACGCTTGCCGTGGATAGTCGCGGCTCGGATAAACGTCGGTGGCGGGCGCATAGAAGCCCGCAGGGAAAAGTGCCATACGGCGCTCCTATATGCGCAGACGAGAAAGTTATTCGGGCCAACCCGAAGCGGCCCCCTTAGGGCTTTAGCGCGGCTCTAGGGCTGCCAACGAAAGTCGGGCGAGCATCGCGTGCCCCCGGGCGGTGGGGTGCACGGTGTCGATCAGGAAGCTGTACGGGTCGCTGGTGAGATCGGGGATGCGTGCACTCATGTCGTAGAGCGCGGTGTACGACGTCGCGTCCGCGATCTCGCGGAGGGCCCCCGTGTAGTTGGCCCACGGCTCGATGAGTGTCCCGAGCGGTTTGTACGGCGGCATCAGCAGGATCGGCACCGTGGCAATCTTCGCCCGGATGCTGCCGACCACGGACAGGGCGTTGGCCTTGTAGGTGGCGGAGGAGTAGCCGCCACTGCTGGTGCGGGCGTCATTCGTGCCGCATCCCAGGACCACAAGCGACGGGTTGATCAGCGGCAGGTAGCCGTACCAGTCCGTGTTGGTGATGAAGTCGGAGAACTTCGCCCCGGAGCGGGAGGCGTCCCACAGGCTGACGCCCGCCGTCTCGTCCCCGTTATAGAAGAACCCCCCGGTAAACACAGGCCCACCAGCCGACGCCGTAACGACGACGGTGTGACTACCGGCGGTAAGCGCCGGAGAGGTCCACGACTGCTGAACGGCACCGCTCGTGGCCATAGTCCATGTCGCCGGAGCGCCGCCGTCAATGGTGATGGTCATGGCGTCGGCAGCCTGCCGCGTGGCGTACAGCTTAAACGACGTACAGGTCTTGGTAATGGTGGCCGAACCGTTGCCGGTGCCGTTGATGCGGAGTTGGACGCCCCGCCAGCCGAGGCCGAAGCTGTTAGCCCCCCGGTCACCGCTGTAAATCCAACGGTCGGCCCACGCGGTCGTGCCGTCGTTGACTGCGAAGGAGGCAGGGTAGAAGCCGGCCCCCGCAGGTCCGGGGCCGTAGCGAGACTGGATCAGGGTCTGCGCCAGGGTAATCCAGCGAGACGAAGGATTCGGCGCACCCTGACCCTCCATGATGGAGTCGCCGACCATTAGCACCTCGCACCGCTGCGTCTGCGCAAGGGCGAGCTTGGAATGGAAGCCGTACAGCGGTGATAGTGCACCGGACATATACCGACCATCGGCGGCCGACTGACTCAAGTACCGGGCGTCACCCTGCTGCCTGTTCAGGGCCGGTGCGTCAAGAATGCCCATCAGGACACGACCAGCGCGGGGCGGGCGGTGACAGCACCAGAGGCATCCCGCGTGACGGCGGGCTGCGTGTACGTCTTGGTCACGGGACTCCCGTAGGTGATGGTGTAGGCGTCGATAGCGCCGGGGAAGGCCGTACTTACCGTGGTCGCGGTGTAGGTGCCGGGGGATCCGTCGGGCCAGACGACGGGGGCGCTGGTGGCCGCGCCGTTGGCGTCGCGGGTGATCGTGCCGACGATGAGCAGGTCGGGGTTTAACGCCAGTTGCTTAAACGGCACGAAGGTTGCGCTCAGTGCGGCGTCCGAAAGGCGCCCACCCAAGTCGGCGTGCGCGGCGTCAACGCCGTCCTCAATATGATTCAGCCGGGCAGCCGTCAACGGAGTGCCGCCGTTACGACCGTCCTGCCAGGTCTGCTTGTCGTACGTCACGGACGCTCCCTCACTGTAATGGCCTTCTACCGCCTAAAGCGCCCGCCCCCTCCCCGGAGTAGGGGGGAAGGGACGGGCGATTAGTCGGAGCTATTCAGTTAGGGTCAGACGAACGAGGTGCTGGTACGGATCTTGAGCAGCGCCTCGGGGCGGAACAGCGAAGCGCCCCACATGGTCTTCCAACCGATCGTGTTAAAGCGCCGCAGGGGATCGACCTGGGGGCCGATGACGACGGTCGGGGAAATCAGCTCAACCTCAGCAACAGCCTGGTCCGCGAAGACATAGGCGTTGTAGACGTTGATGCCACCGGCACCGACACCAGTGTTAATGGTCGCACGAGTAGACTGCACAAAGCGCAGACCCATATACGACCCAACCTCACCAGAATAGATGTTCTTGGTGTCCTGATAAACATGCGGCGTGCTCCAAACATTGGCCCCTGCCTCACTCTTCAGATCGAAGAGCTGATCGGGATGAGCCACAACCACATACTCAGACCCGCCGCCGAGCGGCTGGTTCAGAGTGCGGTCCATGCGGGTCCGAGCCTTACGGGCCTCGGCCGCGTTAAACACGTCAGCCGCAGTGATAGCCACATCGGTTGCACGGCCAGCCGAACGCTGAATGTTGGTGCTCGCGTCAACAACGTTGAGCGCCAGCTTGTCCAGCGTGTCACCCTGCTGACGGGCAAGTAGCGCAACCAGTTCCTTGTTCGGCTGCGTAAACGCGATCTTCTCAAGCTTGATCGTGTCCACGGCGTAAGCGCCGTACTCAGCCACAGTGACAGACACGCGCTCAGGCGTCGGCGCGGCAAGCGCAGACGGAGAGGTCGTCTCAGCCAGGGGAGTGGTAGAGGCAGCGAAGTTGTTGTGCAGGGTGAAGACGAACGTGTTGCTCTCGTTCGTCGGGCTGACAACCTTCTTGTTAAAGAACTGGTTAAAGAGCGGCTGCTCCCAACGCTTAAACTCAACAGCCTTGTCGTAGGCGTTGGTAATCAGCAGGGACCAGGCGGTACTGTCGTGGAAGTTAACCGGGTCAACAGTCATCTGTGCCATGTTGGATCAACCCTCCTTTCTATTTCGTGTATTACAGGAAATGGGGAAATACCGGGAGTAAGCCTGAGGCTTACTTCATCCCGGCCTTTGCATAGGCCGCAGCCAGTTCCGTGTCGTTCTTCGCGTTCTGGATTTCGGCCACGAGCGCACTCACGTCAAACGACGCGTTGCCAGCCGGCGCATTCGCGGACGCGTTAGTGATCTGTCGCGCCGCCGCCTGCGTTTCCGTGTCCGCAACCGACTCCTGCCGGTTGATCCCGAACAGGTCACCGAACTCAGTCAGCCACGCATCAACCGCCTCAGGGGTGGTGTCGGCGTCCGCCGGATAAAGCTTGGTCACCTTGGGGTTGTCGAGCCCCTTCTCCCTCAACACGTCTGCGAGGGAAGCGGCACGCTCCTTCTTGGAGTAACCCGAGAGAACGTCGTCCTTTTCCTTGATGGTCTTGGCAGCATCCTTGAGAGCCTTACGCAGACTCTTGATCAGGTCACTGTCGTTGGGGTCATCATTAAAAAGGTCATTGTCGAAACTGGACATTGGTAATACACCCTTATCTTCTTTGTAAGCGCGGGCCTAATTCACGGCAGGGGTACCGTGTCTCGCTCCCACTTCCCGGTCTAATACGCGTCACAGGGCCGGTCGATCTGTGTACGGAGTGAACGGCGGAGGTATCGAGCCTCCGCCGCCCTTACTGCTAGTTGGTGCCGGGATCTTCTTGCGCCGACTGTTGCCGGTACTGCTCAGTTGTCTGCGCGTCATTCATCGGACGCCGCTGCGAAGACGGCAGCCGGTGCACCGGAGCCCGCTTAATGTCGGCGTCGCGCGGGTCCATCTGGAACGGCTTAGTGCCCGGCTTAGGGGTCACATCAATAGGGAGGCCCCTGCCGTGCATCACACTGGTTGTCGCGTCGTACGCTCCAGCGGTGGCCTTAGTGACCTTGTGGAAGAGGAACACCGCGCCGATGATCGCGTCCGCGATACCGTCAGTAATGTCGTCGGCCATTAGAAACTCCCCGCCTTCGTGCGCTGTAGCGCCGCGTCGCCGGCAGACGCCTTGCCCTGGAACAGCGCCGACTCACTCTGATAAAGGGAGGAACGCTTGTTGGCGGCAGCGGCGTTACCAAGTAGCTCCTCGCGCTCACGCTCAGCCTGAGTCAATTCAGTGCCGAAGCGTTGCGCGATCCTGTCGTCAGCCGGCTTGGTAGCCGCGATCCGACCGAACGCCTGGTTGGCCTGCGCCTCAGTAACCCCAAGGTCGCTGTACTGCTCAAGCCGGCCCTTGTCCGCCGTCAATCCCTGACGGGCGGCATCCCCGCCGAAGCGGGCAGCATTAGCCATGCGCTGCACAATGGGAAGCGCCTTGTCCGGGTCCAGAATGGAAGCGATAGCCGCCCCATCGGACAGTCCATAGAAGCTGCGCCACGTGTCACGAGTCGCCTCGTCGTTGCTGAGCCACACCTGCTGCGCAATCTGCGCACGGTTATTCAGCTCGTCCGGGGCAACGTCGTTGCCGATGAACTGGTGGAAATCCGAACGGTCGTCATAGAAAGAAGTGGGCAGGCCATACGAGCGGAGCACCTGCTGATAAGCTTGTTCGGTGGCAATGTACTCAGCCGGTGCCAGGACCGGCAGCCCCTTCTGACGGCGAACCTCGTTAGCGGCGAAACGATCCTTGTACGCCTGCGTCTGCTGTAGCTGAATAGTGATAGCCGGCGCGTCGAGCCCATCCTTGATCAGCTTGTCTAGGTCAGTAGACAACTCATCGAGGCCCCACTGCCGAAGCTGGTCGGCAAGGATTTGCCGTGCGGAGGAACTAACCGGGGAAGTCACAGGAAGCCCCAATCCTTACCGACCTGCTGTAGCACGGAGTACGTTTCATTCTTCGCCTGCTTCGTTTCCTGCCAGCGAGCATCGTCCTTAAGCTGGCGCTCAAAGTCCCACATGGCGAGAGGCTTACCGTCCGTGCCCTGCAATGCCCGCTTGATAGCCGGGTCACTGAGCTTCACCGAAGTAGCCGACAGTTCCAGCGTGTTCGCCATTGTCTGCATGTACGGGTCCGCGATCTGCTGCATGTTCAGCCCGGAGTCGAGCTGCTGCGCGAACGGCGGATACGCCGCCTTCGCATAGTTACGGGCCTCGTTGTCCACACCGCCCAGCGTGTTACGCCCAGCGAGAACAGCCGTCGTGTACGTGCCGACCGTGGCGTCCGAAATGGTGAGGCCGTAGTCCGCCCAGGTCTGCCGAATGTGTGACTCAATCTCGCCGGCACTGCCAGTCCAACCACCGGAGGCGGTAGTGGCTGCCCTGTACTTATCGGCCAGCCACCCTTGCAGAACGTTGTCGGACCAGCCGTTCTCAAGTGCGAGGGTCGCCACCTCCCACGCATTGACCCCGGAGAGGCCCATGCGGTTCGCGGCAAGATAGACCTCGTTCTGCTTTTGCAGAAGGGTGTTGTTGTACGTGGCCGGGTCGGTGGCCTTCTGTACCGCGATCTGCCGCTGCTGCTCAGTGCGCGACTGGAACCATTGGGTGCTGCGAATCTCCCGGTCGAACCGGGCCGAATCCCATTCCTCAGCGACGGCCTGATTGAGCTTTGCCTGAATCTCGGGGTTCGTCTTAGCCAGCTCAGACACATAGCCGTACTGCGTCATAGCGGTAGCCAGGTCTAGTGCCACGGGTTAACTCCCCCCTGAAAGGTGAACGGGTGATGCGACGCCGATAGCGGCAGCGGCAGCGCCGGTAGCGACCTGGCCCCTGTATGAGACGACCGGCTGCCCCGAAGGCGTGGCCTGCTTGCCGAACGCGGAATCGTTGAGAATGCGGCGGTAGGTGGGATTACCCCACACGCGGCTGATCTTCGTAACGTCCCCGGACTGCGGGGACTGAATGACCATGCCGTTGCCCAGGTAGATACCGACGTGATCGACGGGGCCCTTTTCGTCCCAGTAGACAACATCGCCAGGGCGCGCATCGTGTGCGCTGACCTGCTGGCCCATCTTGCCGTACTCGCTGGCAACAAACCGCCTCATCGGAATACCGGCCTGGTTAAAGGCCAGGTACAGGAGGCCCGAGCAATCGACGCCTCGTGACGTGGTGCCGCCCCAGATGTACGGCTTGCCCAGCATTGTTTTAGCTGCGGCGATGACGGCGGCAGCCGAGCCCTTGACCATCGGCCCGTGGGCGTCGGAACCTATTACAGTGTCGGCAGGAATCTCCGTGGTGCCGGCTTGCGCCGCCCGCTCCTTAGCGCGGGACCGCTGCACCGCGTTGTACGCGTCGTCCCAACCCTTGAGCAACGGATTGTCCACACCCGGGTCGTACAGCTCCGTCTCCGGTTCGTACGCCGACGCGCCCACACCATAAGGATTCGGGACGCCAACCACCGGCACGTCGTTCTCGATGTTGGAGGCGCGGAAATGGGACGGCAGAACGGCAGCCGAACCGACCGTGGTCTTTTGGCGCGGGGCGACAATCACCGTTTGCGGAAACCACTTCGCTGCGACGGCAGCGCCCGACCCCACGTTAGCCAAGGGTTCCTCCGATAGACGTAGCGCCGCTGAGGCCAACCATGTTCATCAGCACGCCGGCATAACCGCCGAGCTGCTGAGCGGCACGCTCAGTTCCCAACGGGCCTTCCTTGATAGCGTCCTCACCTATTGCGTCAGGCTTGGGCGCGCTGTTCACCGTGCCGCCGTGCTGCTGCGCATTCCAACTCTGGTCGTTCCACGCCGACTCCACAGAACGGAACCGCCCCACAAGGGACGCCTCCTCGCTGTCGGTCAATGCCCGGCCCAACAGATTGCGCGACGTATCCCGCAGCGACTGCTTAAGCGTCTCGTCGTCCAACTGCTGATCGACACGCACCGGGGCCTTTGCCCCGCCACCCGGACCGCCCATAGCGGCGGCACCGTCAGCGATGTGCTGCAAGTTGTCGCCCAGCGAAACGACCCCGCCGCCGTTCTCCGGGTCGAGGTTCATCATCGCCGTGTCATACGCGGCCTCAACGAACGCCTGCCCGGCCGTGGACGTGTACGCGCCGAACCGCAGATCCTTCTCGGACAAGTAGCCGGCGTCGTACAACTTGACCAGCCAAGCGTTGTAGTCATCCCGATTCTTCACCGACATATTGCGGAACCACTCAAGGCCAGCCCCCACGGTCATGCGGAGGAGCTGACCCTGATCGTTGGTGCCCATCGTGAACGCGTCATCCGCCCACTCTTTCGGCATGTCGAGCGCGTCATAAAGAACCTGGCCGGTCTTGCTGGCCTCCTGCGTAATGACGGGCGCACGGGTAGCCGCACCCGCAGCACCGCCCACCACATTGGGCAGGCCAGGCTTGTTCTTAGGCACGGGTCCGCTAGACGAGCCCGGAGTGGTTGGCGGCTTCCCGCTAGTCGAATCATTGAGGAAGCCACCGAACCAACTACCGGGACTCGTCATCGCTTAGTTCTCCTGTTCGACCATCGACCGGAAGACGCCGTTATAAACGTCCTCAATCGAGGGATACTTATGGATCAGTTCCTTCATGGTGTCGTGATAGGCCACCCGGAGGTTTGCCTTTTCCGCCGTAGTCGCATCCGTCCGCGACGTACCAAGGTCCGCGACGCGGGCGTTGTATTCGCGGTACACCTGCAACATATCGGTCACGCCGGCGAGCTGATTGAGCACATCGGCCGGCGCATTCGGGTCAGCGGCAAGTTCCTCTAGGCGTTCGATTGCATCCATGCGCGCACGCTTACGCGCCGCACCCTGGTCGAAGTAGTCATCCAGCGTCGGATAACGCACCTTGAGATTGGCGGCTGTTTCCTTCCACGCCGCCTGCAACTGCTTGACCTTATCCGAGTCGCCGGTCACCCGAGCCTGCGCAATGGCCGCGTCGCTCTGGTCCTTCTTCTTGTACCAGACGTTCACACCATTAGCGTTCACGAGGTCAATGAACATCGAATCGAGGTC